ACAAAGAACAATCCACCAATAGCTTCAGTTACATCTGACACACCAAGATTGCTTGCCTTACCATAAACACCAATAATTTCATTTATTGGTTGTGTTGCAGACCTGTTAATACCTTCGCCCTTAATTCCTTGAACTGAGGCATGAGTGCTACCATCAACCGCACCATTCCATTGAGCTTGCATATCCATTGCCACGAGATGAGTGGCTGCACTTAAAGCACCAGCTGGCTCAAGGTAAAGATCAGCAAATATGCCATATCCAGTAGTGTCTACAAAAACAAGAGTTTCATCTATGTCTAAAATTGTGGTAGCTCCAACAGAAGCATCTGCCCCAATAGCAGCATGACCTGTAAAATCAAAATTAGCTCCGTCTAGCGTATTAGTTAGGGGATCATTAGAAGCGTCTAATTTAAGATAGTTTGAAGCTAAGTAAGCTGGAGATGTTTTTATTGATACCATTTATTTCCTCTATACTGCGAATATTCTGTATGAACTATTTTGAATCCAAGTCACCCTGATGCTATCAACATCAAGCCCCTTTAATTCCATAATCTCTCCGTTTTTTAAAGTGTGAGTTCCGCCGTATGTCGTACCATCATCACTTACCTCAACTGTGAAGCTACCATCACCGTCATTTGCTACATATCCATCCCTGCTATTTCTACCAAGGTCAGTATTTACATCGTGAACTGCAGGGGAATCGCCAACTAAAAAGCTAGTATCTTCATAAGAAACAGAACGGCCTCTAGTCGTATCTACATCTGGTACCCAGTTAGGGTCACGCTTAAACGGATCAGGCATTTTAGTGCTTTAGAGGAGCGGCTATCTTGTAATTTTTTGTTATACTATCAAACCACTCTATTTTCTTGTTTAACAGCCGTTCCTTCTCATCAAGCTCCTTTTCTCTTTTATCTAATTTATCTGATATTTCTTTTAAGTGTTTAATGTTTATCTTCTTAGGTTTCATTTCTTCCCTTTCTTAAACTTTTTATATAGCAACGCTAGTTTTGATCTTAGTCCACCCTTAGACCTTTTAGTCTTGGCTAGTTTAGTTTTATTAGACATTATGCTCCTCCCCCCATCATGGGTGCTGGTAAAGGCGCTGATTGTAGTTGAGGTGCTTCCCCACCCCCGCCAATAGCGGGAGCGCCCTCTCCACCGCCACTTTGAGCCTTAGCTTCTTCCATTTCTGCCTTTACATGGTCAATATACATCTGTTTAGTTTCTGGGTCCATCTGTTTAAACTCATCACTGTCCATGTATGCCCTGTGAGCCCCAAGGTGGGCCATAGCTGTTTCCGGGTTCTGCATTTCCTGATTTATACCAGGGTCTTCGCCTTCCTTGATTGCTTCTGTGTCCTGTTGCATACCTGGTGTGTACTGCTGGCCCTGCTCTCCTCCCATCATCTCAGCTAACTCAGGGAATAATGCTTGTGGGTTGTTATTCTGTAAAAACAGCCTAGCTGCCTTCTGCTCGGCGTTAGGAAATTTAAGCTCTTCAAATAAGCTGATGTCATCAATTTTGCCAGCCTTGGCCAACTCAACCGCTCTCGCTGACCTGACCATATCATCAATCGGCAGGGTAGAACCACGCTTAACCATCACAATAGGCTGGACAAACTTATCCTCAATCTCATATTCCCCGCCCTTGAGTTCATCGGACTTGTATTTATATACCTTAGAAAGCTCCTTGATAAGAATTTGCCTAGATATTTCAACATCATCAGTTCTCTCAAGTGGATATAAAACAGGAGTATCATAGTGAACAATCATCATCTGCAAAGTCATATTAAAATAATCCTCGCAAAACTTCTCGTAGGATTTAACAATGTCGTCAATCCTGCCATAGTCCTGATTCTTTTGCATTACGTCCTGCCCCAAAGTAGGCGACTTAGACTTCTCTCCTCTTGTAGTTGAGTGAGTACCCATGATGTTATCAAGCTCTGCCTTGGTTTCCATCAAGTCTTCTATCACATAGGCTTGTAGTGGATTGCCAGCCAATCTATTAACTGCTGATCTAGCATCACCCTTCTCAACCCATAGCCTCTCACCTGCTATCCCCTCAATCTTGGAAAACTCTCCCTTGCTTACATACTCGCCTGAACCAACCAAAGTACCTCCGGCCTCATCAGCGTTATCCACAATTTGTCTCTTACGTTTGTTAATCAAATCCTGTAATGGCCTAGCTTGCTCTACAAGCGAAGTATCAGAATAAACGTGCTTACCCAAGTTAAATGTTTGGAAGAATATATAGGGGATGGTTGGTTTCTTGAGGACATTATAAGCTACCTGCTGTTCTGCCCCGAACTTATCAACCTTAGTTTCCTCTTCCCAGTCCCAGTTTGGGTTCTTCTGCTTATCTAAAATAAGATCAAGGTATTTCCAGGCTGTCCATTTTGGAGTATTAAACTCAACAAAGCTGATCTTGGTACCAAGACTTAGTTTATCGTTTTCCTTAAAGCCTAGCTTATCCAGGAGCTTTTTCTTGGCTTTGGGATACATTTCAATTACTTCCCGAACACTGTACTCCTTAATCATCTGAGCAGCCCACTCGCAGTCAAAGCTAGAAGTAGCATCTGGGTCAATTACCATACTATCAGTCTGAACGTTTTCCCAAATAATATCTCCAGTTTCCTCATCCTTGCGTACCTTCATAATACCAAGATATCTTAGGAAGTTATGCCTGATAGCCTTCCTTGACTTCTCAAGCATCTCATCCATAACCTCCCACCTCATCTGAAAAACCTTAATTAGCTTCTCAGCAAAATCTACGTTAGGGTGAAATAGCTTCGGCTCTGGGGTAGTTGAGGTTAATATAGGGATAATAGTCTCAACATTCCTGAAGATAACGTTTTCAATAACCTTGGTATAGCCGTCCTTGAGCTCCTTGACCACCTGGTTACCAAGCCAGTAATCCTCGTTTACTTTGCCCTTGGTAAGAACTTTACTTTGCCTTAACGGCTCGCCTTCCTCAGTCTTCTTATCTATAATCTTGACTAACTGTTTGTCTTCTAAATCAAAGTCTAAAACACTTTGAACCTCTGACTCTAATCCTTCCTGAAACTTAATATCTTTAATATCCATATACCTCCAAATACAAAAAAAAGAGCCAGTTGGCTCTCGTGGAACTCTTAAATTAAATGCTCCGGGTTTATGTAATATTAATATACTTTATTTTTTCGTTTCTGTCAAACTCTAAATATTACCTCTATTCTTGTATTACCACACTAATACAAAACAATAAGGCCTACGGCCTACAATCAGACTATCCTCTCTCTCCTCCTTTTCAATCTATTCTCCCTGTCTCTGTTGTTACCCCCTCCTAGGATGCTGCCTAGGTCATCAGGTAATGAGTTGTTAAAGTTGTCAAGCCCCTCTTTTAAAAGGCAGTACATTAACGTTCTTACACTTCTTACACTTGTTAAATACTCTAAACTTATTATAGAAAAACAGGGTAGCGCCGCAGTCGGCACAGCACTCCCTCATCATCACCTTCTCAAGATCCTGCTTGAGTTTATCTATCTGCTTGTCTAGTTTAGGCAGTTTTTTCATGTTTTTTAAGAATTACATTGTATCCCTCGTTCTCAGCGTAAGGCATAACCCAATGAAATAATTTATACCCATATTCGTCTTGCAACGGCTTAACCCGAAAGACCCATCCTAATAAATACAATACAGTTATTTTTATTCCAAACAAATAGTGTTTCACCTTAACCTCCTAACTTTCTCCTTAATCTAAATAACCATCTATTATCAATTCGTTCATAGGGAGGGCAAACATATTCACAACGCTTACAAGTCCAGTCTGACAACTCCCTAAAACCAATAGGTTCCTTATCATGTCCCTTAATAAAACAAACCATAGTCTTTGGTAGAGTTTTAATAAAGTTTTTAGCATCAATAATAATTTTGAAGCAAACATTCATAAATTCTTAATAGTTTCCATTTTAAGATCACCTCAACCTCCAGTCCTTATCGGGTTCACCTATAAAATCTTTAATCTTAATAGCTGGTATCTGGCCCTTCTTGTCAACCATGAAGCTCTTGCGTGATGGGATGTCAAACTTATCCTTAAACTGAATTAACTTAGCTTTAGCATCTATCCACTTCTGGTGAACTAAACAGTAAGAACAACAATCGATCCAATGGTCAGAGTCGCACTTCTCTAAATCATCAATATCATTCTCTTTGGGTACTAACAATGGAATTGTGCGTATTAGCTCCTTACATCCTTTGTAAATAAGCCAATAGGGTAAACCATCGGGTGCTATCCTCATCCAGTTATCCAGTGCCACCCAGCCAGCCTTACGCTTAGTAGTACCAGGCTGGAAATTAACCCTAATACCTTTGGCTCTCCAAGCATGGTCAAACTGGTCAATAACTGACATCGAGCTATCAGCTTGAGGTGTTTTCATAGAATTATCGTAATAAGTAATATTAGTCTTGGTATAATCAATCACTGGGGCTATTCTCTCTACCTGTTCATGGGGTGAGAGGTTATTACCGCCTGATACCTCTTTAAAAGTTATAATCCTGTTAAAAATCAAGCCATTCCAGTTTTCCTCATACAAATAATGAGCGTGCCAAGCAAAGTTATCTAGCCTTCCCCAATCCATAGAGCAATGTATTTTAGGCATTTAGCTCCTTTATCTCAAACATCTGCTCTAACACATGGGTCCTGTAACTCCACTTAGGGAAGAACCTGCCCCCTGCCTCCTCAAAGCTAGCCATGTACTCCTGGTTGAAGAAAGCCAGCTTACCCTTCTCCTCAGCCTCATCTCTTTGGTTATCTATATATTTAACAAAAGTCTTTCTTTCCCTGCTTCCCTCTGGCCATGCCAAGTTATCGTAACTTGTGAAATGCCAGGTATTCCAATCTTCATGTACTTTAATTTCCTTACCAAACCTGGGAATTATCTTGCCATGATCTCCTCTTAAAGCAAAGTCATGAAACCAGTTTAAACCTTTAGGAGTGCCAATATATAAAACCTTGTGATCCGGGGAATCTGCTAATGCCGGAAGAATAATCTGAAAAGCTGTTTCCTTAACATCTGCTACCTCATCCCAAATAATAAGATCAATTCCAGAACCCCTAAGAGAGTCTGGGTTATCACTACCCTTAAGCCTTACCCAAGAATTAGTTTGTAATATCTTGAGTGATAATTCGCTATCGTTTTTCTTAATCTGGCCTGATTGCATGAGTGGTACAAAATATTTAGTAATATCCGGGTCAATCCAATAAACCTCTTTAGCTTGCTTGTATGTTGGCAGTATTATCCAGGCAATCTGGTTTTTCCATTCCAAGCACCTGTTTATAGCTTCATTTAAACCAAGAGCTGATTTGCCAAACCTCCTGCCAGCCGTTACTACTCTATACCTATGCTGGTCTAGGTGTATTTTAAGCTGGTTCTCGTGTGGCTTGTATATCTTGTCATAAGGAATCATGCTTCTATTATTTTAATTCCCTTATTCGTTTTTGTATGAATAATTAAAGAGTCAATTTTTGCCTTATTTAAGTGTTTTGCTAAATCTCTTATGCCATCAAAAGGCAAACAATTTTTAGGAATAAATAAAATATAATCTCTTCCTTTAACCAATCTTAGCTTTTTTATATATTTAACAAAATCTTTTTTCATTTCTCCCCCCTTATCCACCCAGCGGGTGCTATTAATGTTTTATCAGAAATAATTGTAGTACCTTTCTTATCCTTATATTTAGGGTGTCGTTTCTTCAAATAGAAGTGTATAGAGCTTTCTTTCCCAGAAGCAATACAGTGTATAAGAGACTTCTCAACATCATCGTTCAATTCTGATTCGGCATCTTGTATTGCTTGATTAAATATCTTGTCTTCCTTTAACCACTTATAAAATGTTACCCTAGAAACTCCTGCACTCTTACACATATCAGATATATGACCCCTTGTTTCCCGCCATAATTCTACTAACCTATTCTTCTTAATATCTCTTTTTGTATCAATCTGTACACTCTTAATTGGTGTTTTTTTTCTTGTCATGTTAATTTAAAAACTCTAACCCCTCTAAAATATTCTGTTGCTTCTTTATTCCAATGCTTAAAAGGAAACATATTATTAAATGCCTCAAAATGTTCTTTTGATAAATATATTCTTTTAGGATATTGACCATATTCTTTTTTGTGTTGCTCCATTCTAATTTTCATCCCTTCTAATATTCCAATACCTACTAGTATCATTTGGTTTTTGTTTTTCCTTTTCACTCCGCCCCCCTTATCTCCTTCTCGCTAAACAAATCCTTGGCACTATCCGGATATGCCTTGCAAAAGTTCTTATTAGGCTTATTTTTTGGTGTGAATGGCTGCAATACCTCAGTTTCATGTTCTCTTCTCTGATGAGTTAAATTATTATCCCAATGTATGTTGCTAATGCGTATGTTGCCTATGATAGCCCCGCATTCCACACAATTAGCCAGGCCCTTGTCCGGGTTGTTGACTTCTACATCTTTCTTGCACCACCTACAATATCTTTTCATTCTTTTTCTGTTAAATTAAGCCTCGTCTTATTAAAATGATTACTAATAAACATCATCCTTTTACAATCAAAAACAATAAAATCACCTTTGATATTTATAGTCTTATCCTTAACCAATTCTTTAACTTCCTTATGGATAAAAACACCGCCTTCGTTACTTAATATCTTTTTCTTATAAAACTTAATCCGCTCTTGTAACTCTTCTTTTCTTCTATTAAACTCTGTTATTAATAACTTTATCTCCTTAAATTGTGCGTCAGAAATATAAAGTTCTCCTAGCTCATTCTCATCCTCAGTAATATCTAAAAACCCTACCTCTTTCTCTAATATTTTTATAATTTGTTTTTTATTCATTTTTCTCCTCCTTCCTTTGCCACTTTTCTAACCTTTTTAACACTTTTCTGCCGGCATTTCTTGCAGAATAATCTTTTTTTGTCATTAACCAAAATAGCAATTAATTCTTTCTTATCAACAAGAGTATTACAACCATCACATTTTGTTGCTTTTTCCTCCTCATCCAGCATTTCATTATACCTCTCCATACACTTTGGATAATGAAGCCAAATATCTACTGTTTTAAAGTGAACAGCAGCACTCCCAGTACCCTGTCTAGCCTTCCTAAGGTCTACATATTTCTTACACATATAACATTTTTTGAGGTTTGGATCTTTCATTTTTCTCCTCATCTAACCACTTATTAAAACACTTTCTAAACTTACATTTTGAGCCATATTTTACTGTAAATCTCATCATTTTATTAAAAGCTTTCATTATCTGCTTTTTAGTAAATTTCATTTCACTATTTCCACTATAACTTTATTTTCTTTTTTTCCTATTATGGCTTGAGTGGTAACCATTCTAACAAAATTAACATTATCATCTTCAATTACTCCAGCTAAAACCAACCCATCAATTAACTTTGTATCAACATTTCCACTATCCCGCAACACTTTGGATTTATAGTAAGCGGTTACTACTATATCAACTGGATAATTTTTAACTGGTTTTAGACTTTGTTCTTTACACAACCCCCAAACCAATTCTTGTATTTCTTTTGCCTTTTTATGTCTTTTGCTCCAGTGTTGACCGGCATAATTCTTGTTTGTGCTTAGACATTTAAAGTTATTTATTATTAGCTTCATATTTCTCCTTGTCTTTTTGACTTAACCAAAAATCTTTTCTTCCTTTGTCCTTGTGTTTTTCATAACATTCCTCACATAATAGTAGCCACATATCCTTTACCATCTTTGGTTTCATGTCTTTAGTGTACATTTCCTCTGAGCATTTCTGGCAATATCCCTGATCTTTCTTAGTATAAGATCCTTTTCTAAGTCCGCCATCATATCTGTATTTTGGATTTCTGCCCATTACCACCCCACATCTCTTAATGAATATACCACCACAAAGCACATTGCCAGTGCCATTAAAAACATTAATATTATTTGTAGTTCTTGGTTTTGTTCAGGTATCATAGTCGTACTTTCACTCTATTTTGGGACGTTAGCCTGTTAATTTTTATCTAGCTTTTTATTTAGTTCCTGAATAGCACCAGCCATTAAATCAATAACTGTTTCATGCAATATTATTTGTTTTTTAGTTCTATGTGTTAGTCTCATTGCATATTCCCAAGAAGTTCCCATAATTCCGTCTTTATACCCAAACCTTTTAGCAACTTGATCTTTTGCATTTAAAATAATTTTCTTCATCTCTATTGCTCCTTACCTTCTTTTAAATAATTATTTATAGTATTAATGCCTTTTTCAACAGAACTTACACTCCAACTTTTTTCGTTATAAAATCTGCCATCAGGTCTTTTTATCTCTATGGTTGCTTTAATTTCTGAACTAAACATCATAAAAATACTAAATTTATAAGGCTCTTGAATAAGCTCGTAGTTATAAATCTCTGGAATATTTTTATTTACTCTTTTTTTAAAATCGCTAATAGTTAACATCTTCACTCACTTTCTTTTAATAATTTATCAATTTTTCCTGTTTTTTTAGCTTTTTCCCATTCTCTTAAAGTTTTCTCACAAACCTTGCATTTCTGACCTAGTGGGTGGGTTGTTTTGCCATGAGAAACCCAAACTTTATCTATCTTTTCTAAATTAATTAATTTTTTACTTTTCATTTTCTTTTAAAATATCATTATAAGATTGCCCCTTTTTGGCAAAAGACCTTACAAGATTAAACACTTTTCCTGAAATAGTTTCATCCCAGTCATAACC